GTTCCTGTAGGCGCATTCCATGCAGAAATAGTCACACCGCCCGCAGTGTACCCAGTGCCCGAGACTTCCCCCGTCACGCTGTATGCCGTCGTCGATGCATTATAAGTAGCCGACGCAAGATACAACGCTGCCTTAAACGTGTCTGCTGCTGTGCTTGCACGAATCACACCCGTACCAAAATTGTGCTGCCCCGTCAGAAGCTCGTTCATAAACGAAGTACACATTGACTGTGTATTTGGCATAGCTTTTCCTTAAAACGTCGCTGCTTCACCAACCATCAACATCCCGCGCTTTAACGTCACATGCGCAGAACGATGCACCAACTCCCCTTCGTGCCAATATTCTACCCAAGTGGTAAATTCATTGTCATTGTCAATCACACCCTCGCGCTTTTCCAATTGCTCTTCAGGCATGAGACCCTTTGTCGTTGTAATCATACACTCCTCAGTAAAGCTGTCGTTGCAGAGTCTACTGGCATTACTACAGTAAACTTCGATGAGGTTGTTTTATCTGACCCAAAATCCAGTACCGCAATTGACCGATTTGCTTTGCTGCTGTTGTATAACAACGCACATCTTGCCGTAAATGATGCCGGATCCCAGATGACGTTGCTAAAATTGACATACGCCGTCGTTCCCGAAGAACTTACCGTCGCACCCGTTACCACATTCCCGCCCGCAGAATACCCCGTTCCCGTAATCTCATTCGTCGCAGAATACACCGTCGTATTTTGATTCAAATCCGCACTTGCTGTATACAACGCCATCTTCAACGTGTCCGTCAAAAGATCGTGTATGCCCTCATACAACTCTTTCTTGAAACTCGTCGTCTGACCTTGAACAATACTCATATCGCCGGAACTCTTAACTGCCCATCTCGATAAGCATCACCACGCTGCTTGCCATCCCCAAGATTCTTGAACAACGCCAACGACTGCACATACCTGTCGTTTGCTAATTTCACTAAATCCGCCTCTTGCTTCAGAAACGCTGAACCCTCAAGCAACACACCATTTAACAACACCGAGTCAAAGTTATCACCCAGCCAGGTTGTTGTTGCTGTGACAATTGACTCGGGGTAATAAAAGTAGTGAATCTCTACACTGTAGTTTGCATCAGGCGTCGGCCCTAGCAAAAAACTCATTTCATTCGTAATCACCCCGCCAACAACATTAGGCCCGAAAATTGCATAGTGCCTTGGCCGACCTGTCGCAGTCGGTAGCGGATACGCCTCGCGTATGAAATTTACATCCTTGTTGATGAGAAAATGATAATTTCCCACGCCGTCAATAACTGCTATTGAGTAGGTTGACAGAAAATCATCAGGACATGTAAGATACCGATTGTTTTGAGACGTTGTCCCAATCATGTTTTTTCTGAAGTACGAACTTTGGACAGAACTGTAGATGCGCTGCTCCGCCTGCCGGATCATCGTGTTGATGTCCGGCGTCGTGAACGTCGTCTCTAAGTAGTCCTGTACCGCCGTTACTAACTCAGAATATGTCACGCCATCGGCCCTCTTGCTGTCGTGCCCTTGGTCGCCGCGCCCGTCCCGCGAATCTTGATCCCCGCAGTCTTGGCATCACACTTCGGATACCCCGGCGGAATGGGAACTGGCTTAGGCTGATTCGGAGTCGGCTTCATGCTCCACTCCTCATCTGATTCTTCACCTTCGCCAAATTACGACCCATCTTCAACATGTCCTCATTCGTCTTCCCACCCTTTGCCAACTTGGTCAAAGGCTTCCCAGGATGCATCTGCTTCTCATGCTTGTGTACAGCTTCCTTGACTTTCATACTATTCTCCTAAGATAACAATACGCTTACAGTACCCAATGATGCCGTGGTCACTAGATAATTGGGCGTGACACCACTGTCATAGCTTGACGCACCACCAACCGGATTCCAGCCCCATTGAATGTCCCGCGATCCACCCGTGGGATTTCCCCCGCCAGAACTCGGCAACAACTGAAGACCATTCACACCAGCCGTTACATACGTCGTGTCCCGCCTCGGATTCCTTACAGCCTGAGGATCATCTACCGGAAACATTCCCAATAACAACTGCGGATGATCAGGATCCCAACACTCATTGCATACCAACAGATTGTACCGCTTTGTCTTAATTACCTCTGTACGCAACTTCTTTAACTTGAACTGCTGGCCACACCTATCGCACATTGCAATCGAATGTTTGCCTGACGCAAACTTGTTACCCATAGCCAGATCCAATAAACTGCTGCCGAGGGACAAACCTTATCGCCGCTTTCTCCCGGTCTTCGCCCGCAGCAAGATCAAACTGTTCGTCATACACTTGCTTGAGCATCGGTACACGCTCTGCCAACTCGGGCACTTTCATGGCAATGTAGTACGCCAACCCCGCCGTCAAACACGGCAGAAACCGAAAATTCATGTCCGCAACTTGTACCCCAGATCCCGCATCCTGCACCCGTCTCATACGATAGTACACAAACTGATACGATACACTGTCATCAGGCGTGGGCCAGACCGTAATCGCTGGCAAATTTGGGTTGTATACCGTCGCTCCCGCTGTGTGAGACGTAGCCGTAGTTCCGTTCTGCGCCCTCACTACCCCGCCCAACACATTGCCCGTAAGCCACTGGTACAAAATGTCTTCAGACCCTAAACGAATGAACCCCGCCGACGGTAGACTTGCCACAGAACTTAAGGTAATCGTCGTCGCCGAAGCATTTATCGTTGACGATAACGTCGCATTTGCCGGGGATACTTGACCCGACAACCGCTGAATCCATACCTGAATAGGACGGGCCTGCTGAAGCTTGTTCGGTATCGTGGCATACGTCGATACACTGATTCGCGTGATGTTCAAATCAGCCTGAGTCGTAGACGAATTTGCCCCGGTGCGAATGACATGCTCTAACAAATCAATGGTGTCTACCGGAAGCGCATAAGTGTTAATGCCCGCTACTAGATTGATCGTCCCCTGATTGATTGTCCACATGTTGATGCCACGGTTCTGCCACTCGATGGTCATCAAATTCATGGAACGCCGAGCCGTGCGCAGATCATAACCCGAGCGCATTTCGCGCCCAGCACGCTCCCACGCCTCTTCGGCGAGTTCTGTAAATTCCGGCGTAAAATCAACCGTCCCGCTAGTTGTCATCGAAATCTCGCTGTCTTGGCAGCTATGCCTTTAGGCTGCGCTACGAACTGCTTTCCGGCTTTTTTTCCGGCTCGCTTTGCTCTTGTGGTCGCCGCGTATTCGGCAGGACTGAGCGCACTAATTGCCGCAGACGGAAGATAGCGTTCCCCAGTAGCTTTCGGACCTTGTGTACTAGGTTTCCCACTTTTTGTTTTCCAATTTTGGTTGGTCCAATTCTTAAGAGACTGTTGCGGGGCTTTCATTTCATTTTCTTTAACGTCTGCGCTAGCCTCGCCCGCTGGCCCATTTTTCCAGGAGCCTTGGCCGCCTTAGCAAGCGTCTTGGCAGGAATGGTCTCCCCGGCTTTTACGCCAAGAGACTTACGCAACGATCCAGGTTTCTTAATGGCTTCCTGAATCCATTTGCCGCCCTTGAAGCCGGGAACGCCACGACCCTTAAGCACATCAGCGCGGGTGACTTCACCGTCTTTATTAAGATCTGGAAAGGATTTAGTCACGGTCACTCCCACCTTTTTGCTTATATTTCATTGCAAGCATTTGTGCTTTTCTCGCGGACCATTGCCCTGGCGCACCACCTTTGCCTCCAGCTTTGATGCTGTTGAACAAAGCTTTGCGCATCCCAGGTTTCGTGTAATTCCCCGCTTCGTTGACACGCGACTCTCCACCTTCTGCAAACGATAGAAAGTCGGTGTCGTCTCTGCGCGCCTTACGCTTTGGCCTAGGCATCTTTGAAGGCATAATCGCCCCCATGCCCCGAGACGGAAGCATCTCAGTATCCGCCACTCTTCATCATTTTTTTCTTCATCATGCCGCCACTAGCCATTTTGTAGCCAGGCATTGTGATCTGCTTCCCACGGGTTTTGCCCTTGGTCGCAACACCATCTACGCTCGGAGCAGCAGTTTTCACCGCACCCATCTTCATCACACCACCACCAGCCTTCATCTTGGACATTACACCGCCGCCCGCTTTCATCTTCGACATCATGATCATTACTCCTTGTACAAATTATCAAAAGTTACTTCTGCATTCATGTACGAATCGTCCTGCTCTGCACAATGAATCCATTGACTTGGGCGAAAATCTGGTGCGCCTTCACCTGTTTCCCAGTAAGCAGGGCTGGTAACTCGCACCCTGTTATTAGGCAGGGCGACGATGTTGCCCGTCCACTCTCCTGCATCCGTCAAAATTAAAACATGACTCTGCTTGTGCTGCGACGGATCTTCTGCTACATCACTCTCTGCGTAGTCCACCGTGAACAAATAACGACCTGTATAAAACTCTCCGTTGATCTTGCAAATCCACGGCGAAGGCTGCGCCCTCTCAAACTTGACTACACTGTGATGATACGAAGAACAGTCCCACGGCTGCGCCAGATGCGTCTCCATACGCTTGGGCCATTCCTTCAATGGAATGTCACCCACAAGACCAGTAATCGGCATCCGCGCCCACATCGCCCCACCATGCACATTGTTCTCTTCGCTCTCACAACCACTGAAAATTATCTGAAACCCTAAGCATCGATCTGGTATCGTCGTCACAGCAATCGCTAAAGCGTGTAAATATTCCCCATGATACTTTTGGTGCATGTGAGTAAATTCACGTCTTACCCAACACTTAAAGTAAGGAATATTGCTTACCAAGTACATTAGTACATTTTTCCGCGTGTTTTGCCGCGCAACGCAATTCCATCAATCTTCTTTGCCAATCCGCCGCTTCGCGCCATAAACATATCCATGTCCTCTGCCATCGCCTTTTTCTTTTGCTTAGGCTTATTCAAATCGGGTTCGTATTTTGACGACCCCATGTCTGGCGGGCTAGGCGCTTTCTGCAC